ATATGCCCTATGAGCGCATTTCCGTGGAAAGCATTAAAGAGGAAATGAAGGCGCTGATTCAAAAGCTGAAGGAAGCCAAGGATTTCGAAGAGGCGGAGGCTCTTTTCTTAGAAAATGAAAAGCTGCAAGGCCATGTATTTACCATGTGCAACCTTGCCCTGGTTCGCCACTCCATTAATACGGAAGATAAATTCTACGATGAGGAACAAAACTATTGGAACAATGCCTATCCTCAGATTCAGGAATTTAATCAGGAATGGACTAAGGCCCTTTTAGACTCTCCCTTTAAAGATAATTTTGCCAAAAAATATGGGAACATCATGTTCCTGAACGCAGAAATCGACTTAAAGACATTTTCCCCGGAAATCATCCCCATGATGCAGGAGGAAAATGAGCTGCCCACCGCCTATGAAAAGCTCCTGGCCGGTGCACAGATTCCCTTCGAAGGTAAAATTTACACCATTTCCCAGATGTCTCCCTTTAAAAATGACAAGGATGATGCCAGAAGACTGGCTGCTTGGAAGGCGGAGGGACAATGGTATAAGGACAATCAGGCAGAGCTGGACCGCCTGTATGATAAGCTTGTGCATCTTCGGGATCAAATGGGGAAGAAGCTGGGCTATACCGACTTTACCGAGCTTGGCTACTACCGGATGAGAAGAAACTGCTACGACAAGCAAGATGTGCAAAAGTTCCGTGAGGCCGTGCAGAAATATGTGGTACCCGTTGCCGCAAAGATTTACGAAAGACAGGCAGAGCGACTGGGCAAATCCTATCCCCTAAGCTATGCGGATGCGGCCATTGAGTTCCGCTCCGGAAATCCGAAGCCAAAGGGCAGTCCGGAGGAAATCGTAGCTTCCGGAAAGAAGTTCTATGACTGGCTTTCTCCGGAAACCGGAGAATTTTTTAACCACATGATTGATGATGAGTTAATGGATCTGCTCTCCACCAAAGGAAAGCAGGGTGGGGGATATTGCACCTCCTTCCAGGACTACAAGACACCTTTCATCTTTGCCAACTTTAACGGAACCCAGCATGATATTGAGGTGATTACCCACGAGGCAGGTCATGCCTTTGCCGCTTATCTAAACCGAAATCGGGTGCCCTATGAATGCATTTGGCCAAGCCTTGAGGCCTGCGAAGTCCATTCCATGTCCATGGAATTCTTTGCGGAGGCATTTTCCCAGGAATTCTTCGGAGAGGATGCCGGAAAATACAATTACTCCCACTTAGCAGGAGCTTTAAGCTTTATTCCCTACGGTACCATGGTGGATCATTTTCAGCATATCGTGTATGAAAACCCGAATCTCAGTCCTGCAGAGCGACACGCCAAATGGAAGGAGCTGGTACAGATTTATCAGCCCTGGTTCAAGCTGGATGGAGAAATTCCTTTCTATAGTGAGGGAGAGGGCTGGCAGAGACAGCACCATATCTACTCTTCTCCTTTCTACTACATTGACTACTGCCTGGCACAAACCGTTGCTCTCCAGTTCTGGAACCTGATTCAGAAGGATCAAAAGGAAGCTTGGCAACACTACATGGCTTACACCAAGCAGGGCGGTTCGGTGGTTTTCACAAAGCTCCTAAAGAATGCCGGTCTGGAAAGTCCCTTCCAGGAGAGCTGCCTTCGAGGAATCTGCGATACCGCGGCGAAATATCTTTCAGACTATGATTTAAGCGGGATTGCATAGGGAAAATGTGAAGCCTAGCTTAGGAAAGAGAAAAAGCCCGGTATATAAAAAGTACGCTTGATTCAAGTTATTGAAGAAGAGAGAACAGTCTACTGGTGAGAAAAAATAACTAGACTTATTTGATAAAAAAATGGAGAAAGTTTAGCTGATGAAACAGAATAACAAAGCACTGGAAGAGCTTGTTGAGGAAATCAAGGCCCTTCCGGAAAATCAAAGCTATACAGAGCGGGGCGTCCCTCCTATTTTTCAGTTCCATGAAGAGTCCAAGATTCTTCTGGTGGGGCAGGCTCCCGGCAGGAAGGTGGAGGAATCCGGCATCCCCTTCCACGACCTTTCCGGAAAACGCCTGATGGAGTGGATGGGCATTTCCGAAGAAGTCTTTTATGGGAAATCCATCTCCATTATCCCTATGGACTTTTACTATCCGGGAAAAGGAAAGGGTGGGGATCTTCCCCCCCGCCCCTTTATGCGAAAATACCATGATGCAGTAGCCGCACTTCTTCCCAAAGTAAAACTTCGGATTTTGATTGGAAAATACGCCATTTCTCACTATGATCCGAAGGGCGCAAAGCTCCCTTTGAAGGACTTGCTGTATCCTTACGGAGAAGCATGGGGTAAAGACCCTAGGACAAATTCTCTGCTGTTGTCAGGACAGACTTCTTCGGAAATACTGAATTTTCCCTTGGTGCATCCCAGCCCTCTAAACTATGGATGGATCAATAAAAATCCCTGGTTTATGGAAAGAAATGTGCCCCTATTGCAGAGAATGGTGAAGGAATTATTATAAAAGAGTTGTTGTAAGAAAATTGTTGTAGGAAAATTATTATAAGAGAATTGCGGTAAAACACCAGACGAAAACATCCACTTTTCTTTATAAAGAGGAGGATAAACGATGAAAGTATTTATTAATCCCGGACACGATATTAATTTAGACAGTGGTGCAGTTAATCCTGTGTATGGCACACGTGAGTGCGATGTAGCACGTGATGCGGGCAAAATGTTGGCACGGTATTTAGAGACTGCAGGATGTGAAGTTAGAACCCTGCAAGATGATGATTTAGGTCTTGTATGTGCTGAATCTGATTCTTGGGGTGCAGATATCTTTGTATCACTTCATTGCAATGCTTTTAACACGCAAGCTAGAGGTACAGAAACTTTGTACAAGTCATTTAATGGGCAACGACTAGCAAACGACATTCAAAGCCAAATCATCAGAAGCATTAATACAGTTGATCGTGGTGTTAAAAAACGTGATGACCTTTGGGTGCTAAATGGTACAGATGCAACAGCTGTATTAGTTGAAATGGCATTCATTGATAACGAAGAAGACCATGCTATGCTAACTAATGATTTAGACACTATCGCTCGTGCTATCGCTAGGGGAATTACTGACTACGCAGGAGGGGTATAATGTATGACAAAATCAAAGTATTATTTGATAACCCTACTTACCGCTATATTATTATCGGTGGTATTGGGGTCCTCATCTGCCTTTGCATCGGATATATCTTCTATCAGCCAAGTGGAGCAGACTATCAGCGTACCATTAACGCAGTGGAACGAGCTCAAGAGAAACAACGAGAAAGCCTTGAGCTCAATCGAAGCATCCAACATTCCCTTGGCCGAAGCACAGAGCTTAGTAATGAAGCAAAGGGAAGAGTTGAACGAAGCACACAATACAATCAACAAATTGGAGAACGAATTGATGCAAGCCAAGCTCCAATCAATGAAGCAAGAAATTACCTTAAACGAAACACAGAACTCTTTGACCGAATTGAAAGGGCAAATAGAGAACGACAAGAAAACCATTAAACGCTTGCGGATGCAACGAAATATATCACAAGTGTTAAGTGGTGGTGCAATTATAGGGGTAGCGTTCAAACATTAAGGAAGTGATCCAGTTTATCTCCATAGCGTGTAATGGTGGATACACGCAACTATAAATAAAAGAGCCTACTAACCTAGTATGTATCTAAGTTAGTAGGCTTTTGTGTTTTATCAAACCTATACTGCCGGGAGTCCACCTGCGCCCGCTCAGGAGATATACGGATCACCTCTCAGTCATCGACGAATTGCACCTGCTAATCCAAACACACCGCTTACCACGGCCCATGTGTCGCGTTGCCTTTTAAGGCGCTGTTCTGTTCGTTTGTTGCGTTTGATTTGTTCTGTCAATTCTTCTAATGATGTCGAGGCTTCGTTCAATTTCGCTTCTTGCGTTGTCAAGAGATTGGAGGCTTTCGTTAATTCTTGCCCCTGTTTCTCGTTGATTGCTTTGAGCGTGTTCAATTCCTTCGTCCGTTCTTCGTTGATAATCTTCAATTCTGCTAATGCTGTTCCCTGCGTCGCGGTTAAGCTGTTGGCTTGCTGCAACGCTTTCTCGGAGTTGTTGATTGAGCTTTCTGCTTTCATCAAGCGCCCTTTGAGTTCGTTCCAACTGCTCACGGGTACGCTGATAGTCGACTCTTGTGTCGAGATACCCTCTGAGGAGGCTGCATGCGAAACAGATGATAAGAACGCTAAGCACACCAAGAATAACGCGCTTACGAGTAAACGCAGATATAATTTTGTTTTTGATATTTTCATACATGGTAACTCCTTCCTAAATCGTACTACCCCACTGAGCGCCCCACCATCGAGCAGTGCCTCGTAACCAGTCGCCGCCGCTCCATCGTTCGTCGCCTGCATGGCACACTAAGAGGTCCCATCGGTCAACGTTGGAGTCAGGACCGTAGGTGTTGTTAGGGTAGCCTGTCGGATCTAAATAATAGAGGTCGAGGCCGTCCTTGTTATCTGCTGCCTCAGCGTGAGTCATTTGATGTTGTAGGTCAAGTGGCACACCTGCGTTAATAGTTAACACGGCCATAATCTGTGTCATAGTGGCCAACTGTTCTTTTGTTGGTGGCTCACTACCCAGATTATTTTCACTGACTGCATCCCAACACGCCTCAATAGCAATGCCTACAGCGTTACTGTTCCGCATATAAGTGTGTTCCTTATAATCGGTTAAGGCCTCCATATCTGTCCACATCGTGCCATCTCGGTCGATGTTGATATGGTAATCCTTGAAATGCTTGCCACCTTTGACGCCCGTCCAATGCAGGTAAGCCTTTTCAATTTTGCCGTACGCGTCTAAGGCTAAGGACTGTAACTCGTCCATTGTAATTTGTCTAAACATTTATTTCCCCCTCTCGTCATGGTTAACGTCATCAGATAGTTGTTGTATGTTAGGTCTGTTCATTGGCAACGTATTCGGTTCCTCCAGCTTATCAGGTATCCCATTATGGTCTTTGTCAATGAACATTCCACAAAGCCCTACAATTGACATAAGCACCGAGGGAACGAATATGTGGTCAATGATAAGAATACCCTTATCGATAAGCTGATTGGCTTCAGGCGCTACATAGCCATTAATCGTCGATAATACATACTGGGCAACAACTAATATCATCGGTACTAGCATGACGAGGACTAATGCCCTCGTAGCTAATACTCCCGTTGGCCGTATGCCGGCTATTCGGATGGACTGATAGGACCGCTTGATGCGGTTAATGATAGCTAACTTATCCATTGCCCCTCCATGCTCTGATAATCTCTAGCACACCTTGGAATACCTTTCCAAAGTCAATTAGTTCATCTTCAACCATTTCTCGTAAGTTCTCGATAATTGACCAACACTCGGAGAAGAACGGAATCAGCATGAATAGAAATGAGAAGATATGGTCCAGGAATAGTTCAGTATTTGGAATGGGGATATCGGGAAGAGATTCAAACACTACCGATAAGACCATCCAGGCGGGATACTGTGCGCATAACTTCGTGAGTAAATCGGATCGTAAGCGTTCACTCATTAAGTACCGACGCTTCCGCCCTGTTGTAGCATCAACGTATTTCCCTTTTCCCCATCCATACCATACGAGCGTTGTAAGTAATGTAATAGGTGTATTGTTCCTGTGATTATCCTTGTTATACCTAAGCACCTCCGTCGTAATGCGTTGCGCTGCGTCAATGAATAGCAGTACCGTCGTTAATATGATAATAACGCCCATACTGACAATATGCTCATGTGACACACCGCTAATCAGCATTACCAAAATGTCATTCAATATATCCATTCACTCCCCCTAAATGTGATAGTTTCGTAATGGGAACACATGCAAGGCCTTTAGAACGAACGAATCCGTCAATGTCCGCCAAGCCTCGCTCATAAAATCAGTTAATTCTTGCATGTGTTCTCCCTGTGTTAATTATAGATGACCCCAAATGCTCCCTGTTGCAACGTACCGATGTTCACTGCTTGACCAACTATATTCGGAGCTATCAAAGTGCGTCATATTTGTACCCTGT